GTTGTCTACAGTCTCGTCGCTGAGCAGTTGGCTCACAAAAGTCCACGAGCGCGGCGTGGCAAACGCACGGCTGGCACTCTTGGCATCAAAGTCGTAGAGGTCTTGCTTGGCAAAGCTCAAGTAACCCACAACGTCCTTGTGGATCTTGTTCTGCACAGCCCACTCTTGATACGAAGCAAAGTCCACTTTCATCTCTTGGTGGATGAAACGGTTTGCCAGCGGAGTCGGCATACGATATGTAACGCCTTTGTCGCTTTCACGATTGCCTGCGGCAACCATTACAACATTGTCTGGCAAACGGAACTTACCAATTCGGCGATTCAGGATCAGCTGGTAGGCAGCCGATTGCACTGAGGCAGGGGCAGAATTAAGTTCGTCCAAGAACAAGACCACAATAGGATACTGGCTGGCCAGTTCTTCGTCGGGCAGTTCTACTGGGGGAGCCCAGTCCATCTTGCCCAAGTCTTTGTTATAAAAAGGAATACCACGAATGTCAGTGGGTTCCATCTGACCCAGGCGCAGGTCGATCATGAGTCCACCTAGCTCACGGGTAATGCCTTCTACCAGCTCACTCTTGCCGATGCCTGGAGGACCCCACAGGAACAAAGGTCGTTGTACTTTGAACGCCAAGAGCAGGGATTTACGAGCCTGGACGGCTGTGACGGTGCGGGTATCTGACATGGGATTGTCTTTCAAAAAATGTTATTAAGCAGTTATTGTAACAAATTGGGATTTTTCGGTCAACTGTTGATTGTTGCAAAAGGACTACAGTTTTCTAATTGAGTTTGCTCAACAAGTTCTGCAGCCTCAACAACAAAATGAACAGGAATTTCCAGTTCGCGGGCCACCTGTGCAAAGCTCTTGCCTTGCTCTAACAAGTACTCAATATCGAGTACTAAATCGCTCATCTTGCTCATTGCAGTTCCTTTGCTGTCTAAGTGCTTGTATTGTAGCAAATTGCGAATTTACAGTCAAAGAAAACCCTGCTCTGAGCAGGGTTTTAAAAAGTAATACTTGAGTACTACATTGTAGGACCATTGCCGTTTTTAAACCCAATTTCGCCGCCTTCTGCTTCAATACGCTTGTAGACGTCTTCTAACAAGATGGGACGGAAGTCGGTTTGCTCCACGCACACACAATGGTAACGAGTGTCGTTTTCTGTCGAGTACAACACAGCGCCAGTTCGGGCATCTACACCACGTGCTCGCTTGACACGACTGGCGTGCAAGTGTCCGTGAATGTTGGTACCAAAGCGACCCAAGCTAGCCTCATGCACAGGGATGTGACTTAAAATCATTCCGTTCAATACATGGTATGCACGTAACTCACGGAAGTACTGCCTATACTCGTCATCACGGAAGATGTCGTGGTTGCCGCGGATCAAGACCTTGTCGCCGTTCAAGCGACTCAACGTCTTTAATGCCTTACGGTTGATAACAACATCACCCAAGTGGTATACCTTGTCGCTGGGACGAACAGTGTCGTTCCAACGACGGATCATTTCCTCATCCATTTCGTCAGGATCTGACCATGGACGCAATTTCACCTCAGGATCATCCGGGTGTGTAAATCGGCACACACCAGCATGTCCAAAGTGTGTGTCACTGACTAAAAATGTAGCAGGCATAATACCTCCTTAAACGGTTATCCAATCATCCGAGTCACGGTATTCAATGCTTTCGCTACCGTCATACTCGTTTATCTTTATTTGTTGTCCTTGATCGACCCATTCCACAGCCAAATCACCAATGCCACCTAAGTAAGCATCGGGCCACTTTACTATAGCATAGGCCAATATCTGTTCTTTATTGCCTTTGAGCACAAGATCTACTAGACCCGAGTCAAACAGCATGTCAGGATATTCGTAGTTCCATGTGTACCATCCTGCGCCAAAGCCTGGCGATACCAACACGGCAATCTTTCCGTCTTTTACTAGTTTGTTCATGATAATCTCCTGGATAGGAGATTATCTCTCCCATCCTATGTTAGTGTTTTTCCAATCATTGGCGTGATCAAAGGGTTGTTCATCGCTGTCGTACGTCCAGCCCAGTTGTCGCATCAGCTTCTGCTTGACTCGCAAGTTAGGGATTCGTGTGCGTTCTGCATCCTGAAACCCCATCATCACGCCAACTTCAGCTACAGCACCTGAACGGCACAGACCAGCATAGCAATGCACAACCACGTTCATGTGATTGTCTAATGCATGTTTCAGCAGGCGCACAATCTCCGCAGCCTGAACATCACTGATTTTGGCTTCTTCAGGAAAGCCATCTTTGTCCTCTGCGTCTAAGAATTCAAAACGATGTGTTTCTCGAAACTCATGTGCAGGGCTAGGCCACCAGCTAGTAGCAGGATCCATAATTTGGATCAGCATACTGTTAGGGCCAGCTTCGTGATGAAACCTTATGGGCACATCGGCTGCGGCTACGTTTTCAATCCAAGGCATCATAATCTCCTAATGTGCTATTGTAGCACAACAGTAAATTCGGGTCAAGCTATACTAAAGTATTACTTTTTTCCACGATACCTGTCGCGCTGTTGTGGTGGTTCTTTGAGTAGGTAATTGCGACCAATCAAGCCGTGTTCGATTTCGCCCAGGGCAGTGACACCAGCACTGTGCTTGCTGAGGACCTTGGGTTGATGCCCTGAATTGAGTTCGCGAGTGCGAGTGGCTGCAATCAACACAAGGTCATATCTGTTGCCCACAGCTTCCACAGCTTGTTGGCTATTGAGTCCGGTTAGTTCGTTAAGTTTCTTCATTTGGTGGTAATCCATTGGAGTGTTTATCTGAAATACGATCAGCATCTTGAAACAGACGCTTTTCTTGTGCTGTGAGTCGATCCTTATGGGTCTTGCGTGGGTTACCACACAAATAGCAGTGAGGATTACCGCAATCCATGGCATGGTGTTTGGCTAGTCTATGCGGCTCCTTCACTGCTTTGTCTTTGCGAGTCAGGCCATGTGCTCGGGCAATTTTTACCTGCCGGGAAATAGCCACGTCAGTTTTGTGACGACGTCGTGAATTAAGGAATTTTGCTAGATCATTGCTCATAATGTATTTAAAGTTTTATTGACTGTGCAGTCCTTGATTTACTACGCTGACATCTAGGTCAAACATACTGCTCAAGAAACTGGTATAGTCTAGTACAGTATAGTCTTGATAGATGGGTTTGTCAACCCAGGGTACAAGGCCATTGGTGGTTCTGTCGCCAATTTTGACAAAAGACTCGCCTAACATGGCAGCAGTTTCGCCGAGAACTTCGCCCAGCACTGCTCGTAGGTTTTTATTTCGTTGCTCTAGGATTTTTAGAACGGGCAATTCAATTTCCATAAAAAACCCAAAGTCGCTTTGTTTGTCAGCTTGCCAGGCAGTACGATCAAATCCTTGATACAAATGCTGTCGCATAGCGTCTTGAACGTGCCGGCTCATTTTTGTTGTTGTACGAGTTTCCAGAGTTTGATTGTAACTATGAGCACGATCAACCAAAGGATCTCGACGGCAGAGATCCAGCAGTTCGTACCATCCTCGAATGGCCAAGTCTGGCAAGTCTGGTGTCCAGTAGAACGGTTCCCAGATCACATTGTCGGGAAAGCCATTGGATTTGGTGCAATAGCTGTTTAGACGCATTAGGCCTTCGGGGAAAAAGGCCTGAGCTCGTGTTTGATCTTGAATAATGCAAGGCTTGTCAGTGCCGTTGAGCAAACAGGCTCGACGCCCACCAATGCGTTTCTCCAGGCCAGGATCCTTAGCTACACTGAGCCAACGACCAAAAATCACTCCTGGCTTGGGTCTTGAATCTTTGAGTAGCTTGGCAGGATCGCTAAAGGATTCTTCAACAATGTCCAGCCATTCAATCAAGGTCACATTGGTGTTTGGATGCATCTGCTGAAACTGCTGAGCATAAGGCACAGCATGATACATGATTTCTCCATACCAGTTTGCAGGGCGTTGGCTCTGAAAGTCTGTGACGTTTTCTAGTTCAGGCACCACAAAAATTACAATGTCATCGATGTGTAGGCCTTCCTTGGCAAAGGTCTCGATGATGTTTCTACTGTCCCAGCCACCGCTGAACAGCACTGCCACATAGTCATACTGCTCTCTTATTTGCCGGGCCCGTGCGCGATACAGTTGATCCAGAGTGTGATGTTTCCATGCGCCTCGCCGGTGAGCATCTTTCCAGATCTGGTCATAGTAGTGCCATTTCACTGGTTGGCTAGTTCGTTTGGCAGCGACCAATGCGTCTCGATTGGTGTAAAATATATCATTGCCTACAGTATAGTGCCCTGACGGGCTGTATAGAACTTCGCCTACGCTGTCGGTACCGGGCACATGGCTCATTGTCGGTCCAGTATGTTTCGTTTAAAATCGTTTAACAGTTTGTCGTAGTCGGCTGGAGCACCGCCCGCTGGACGGGTGTTTACTGTGTTGGCAAACCACTCAACAGTGGCCGGCTGACTCAGCACAGTGTTAAAAATTTTGTTGAGCCGCAACAGTTTTTCTTCTGGGAAGTTTTTTGCTACACTGATGCCTTGACCGGCTACAATGCCCATCTTGTCAAGATTGCCAATGATTTTGATACGGTCTTTGTGTGTGTTGATTAGATTGTTTGTGCTGACAATTTGTGCAACCGGAACATCTTTGCGCAGTAGTCCCAGCATGAGCTCAGCATCGTTTCTAAATGGCACAATCTGTACTGATGGGTCAAGCTTCATCATGGAGATTAACAACGGGGCAGTTGCACCAGAATACCCAATGTTCAAATTGCCACGAAGATCAGCTAGACTGTTGATTGATGATTCTTTTAGCGAGGCAAACAAGAAGTTGATACGCACCAACAAGATCAAACTCTTGGTATCATTCAATGGATCCAGCTTGAGGTCAGGATGCTGTATGTAAGAAGATACCTGTGTTCCGGTGGAGCTCACAAACAAAACATTGGGGTTGGTCCGGCTTTCTTCAAGCATGGCCTGGTATGCTACCAAGAAGTCAGCACCTGGACGGTTGATGACTATAAACTTGTAGTCA